GCCGTTGATTTTCGCCATGGAAAATTCCTGTCAGGTGAAGGCGGTGCCTTCACCCTAACTGGATCACCTGTATCGTTAATCAGAACCCGTTTTATCAGTGCTGATGCCGGCACTTTCACATTCAGCGGAAATGCTGCCGGTCTGGCCGTTGGTTCGGTGATCATCGCCGATTCTGGCGCTTTTGCCCTGACTGGATCAGCGGCACAGCTTCGCCAGGGCCGGAACCTGTCAGCATCAGTCGGTGCATTCGCGCTGATTGGCAATGCCGTCACCTTGCATGCTCAGCGGACACTGATAGGTGGAACCGGTTCGTTAATCCTAACCGGATCATCTGCCGGACTAATTTATGGCCAGCCGATTATCGGTGGAACTGGCGACTTTGTTCTGACTGGTCAGCCAGCCTCACTCGCTGTCAGTCGATCCATCATTGCGGGCACTGGTGCCATCCTGTTGGCTGGCCAAGATGTCAGCCTGAAGTATCAATCGCAACCCGGCGAAGTCGTCATCGGTGACAGCCTGGCGGTGACAGTCTCCATCACCACTAGCCTGGCAGCCATGGTTCAGACCTCGACGATGCTTCTGGCGGAAGCATCGACTGGCGCCAGCCTATTGGCATCGGCCACCGGATCAGCCCAGCTGGTGGCGAATGCCAGCGCCGTGGACGGCAGCGCCAATGCCATAGCATTAAGTGCGGCTTTGATGGCGAATATCGGCGGAACTGAAACTGGCCCTGACTGTCAGGCATCGGATATGGTGGCACATGATCTTATAGTTACCGTGGAGTTGCCGGCATCAATATCACCGACGGAGTCAACGCCATGACCACATATGATCGGGGTGATCTAATACGATTGACCGCCACATTCACAGTATCTGGAGTGGTTACGGATCCTGCCGCCGTGACCCTTTTTTTACGCGCTCCGAATGGCGCTTTGGCCACTTTGACATATGCTGGTGGTGCCATTACTAAGGTTTCTACTGGCGTCTACCGGTATGATTACGACGCCAGCGCCGCTGGGGATGTCAGCTATCGGTGGGCCGGCACGGCGCCGGCACAAGCGGCTGACCAGGCCGCCTTCTTCGTGAAGGATGATGTGGGGGTGTGATCATGTTTCCTTTAACCGATCTGCAGCTACTGCTTGAATTCGCCAGGGGAAGGACATCATGGGGAATCGAAGTCTTCGAATCATCCATTCGGGTTCTTTCCTACTTCGGCAGAATGTTCATCACTCAGGGTGGGCCCGGTCCTATCGTGGCTGCCAGCCATGTCCGCATATCGGAAGACGAAGCCATCGCCGCGCTTGATAACCTTACGCAAGCGCCGGACGAATCTGAAGTCGATGGCACACATCCAGTGGCCGGCCTGAATCCGGTTCTGGTTCTGACAGTCCTTCGGTTCGTGATTCAGCTGTTGTCCTCCAAGGCCTAACCTATAAGCAAAAAAAAATAGATAGGGGGGTCAAAAAATACCCCCCTATAGTCAGCAAGACCGCCCACGGGTACTAGAACGCGTATTTGTACGAACTTCAGGGTGAATTCTGGTGAAAAATGGCAAGGAAAGGAAGAAAGACAGTCAATCGCCAGAGCTGGCTCAAGGCCGGCGGCCCGCTTCCGTTAAAACCGCCAGGACTAAAAGGCCAAACCCTGAAAATCTATCAGCGAATCAGGACACATCTGGAGCATCTCGGAATCGGCGGCGCCGTGGATCTGGACATCGTGATTCAGACCAGTCATCAACTGGATCGGATCAGTCAGCTAAACGCCATCCGCGCCAGTCTGTCGGAGCCCATGATTCCAACTCCAAACGGCGTAAAGTTTCATCCAGTGTTTCGAGAACTAACCGAACTCGAAACCAAAGTGGCCACCAGTCTTCAGCTGTTGTATCTGTGCCCGCGAACCCGCGGCCACACGAAGTTGCCAGCGGAAACCGTGGCGGAAATCAGCGCCGCCGGGGCCGCGGCACAACAGGCAAGGGAGAACCCGATCCTTCGGCTACTGGGCGGCTGAAGGCCGAAGATATCCGGCTGTTCTTCCAGCACTGCCTCAGCCATGTCCAAGGGATCCGCGCCGGCGAACCGTTTACCCTGTCCGAATGGCAATATCAGGACATCATCCTTCCGCTGTTCGGCACTCTTGGCCCTGATGGCCTTCGGCGATTCAGGACCGCATACATCGAGATCCCAAGGAAGAACGGAAAAAGCACACTGGCCGCTGGAATCGCGCTGGCCCTGTTGTTCGCTGACAATGAACAGGGCGCGGAAATCGTCTCCGCCGCGGCAGACAGGGAACAGGCATCAATCGTCTTCGACCTGGCCAGTCGCATGGTCCAATCAAATCCGGTTTTGTCCAGCCGGTGCCAGGTTCTACGGAAGGAAATCATTACCCGAAAGGGGAACAGATATCGGGCCCTGTCAGCTGATGCTTACACCAAACATGGCCTAAACTGTTCCGGAATCATCTTTGACGAACTGCACGCCCAGCCTAATCGTGAACTGTGGGATGTCCTGACGACATCGGTGGCGGCCAGGGCCCAGCCGATCACCATGGCGATCACCACCGCTGGACATGATCGGTCCAGCCTATGCTTTGAACTTCATATGTATGCCCGCGGTGTCCGTGACGGATCCATCATCGATCCCACCTTCCTGCCAGTGCTTTATGGCGCCGCTGATGGCGCCGACTGGAAATCACCTGAAACATGGAGGGATGCTAATCCGGGATATGGCGTCAGTGTCAGGCCCGAATATCTCGAACAGGCCGCCGCAGAGGCGGCGATGTCACCCGCGAGGGAACTGGCATTCCGGCGCCTCCACCTGAACCAGTGGACCGACACCGTCACCCGATGGCTGGCTCCTGACGCATGGGACCGCTGCCAGTGTCCGCGTCCTGACCTAGCTGGCCGTGTCTGCTATGGGGCCCTCGACCTGTCCAGTTCCATGGACCTGTCCGCGTTCTTGCTGGCGTTCCCCCTTGATGATGGCACCATCTGGCTGGAGCCATTCTGCTGGGCGCCCCGCGGTGCCCTGAAAAACAGGGAACGAACAAACCGTCAACGGTTCGACCAGTGGGCCCATGCCGGATTCATGACGGTGACTGATGGCGATGTCATTGAATATGATGCCGTATATGAAAGGATCAAGTCGCTGGCCCAACAGTACCGAATCGTGGACATCGCCATCGACAGGTGGAACTGTGCCCAGCTGGCCCAGCAGATGATAAGTGATGGCCTTTCGGTGGTGGCCTTCGGCCAAGGCTACGCCTCGATGTCACCGGCGGCCAAAGACTTCGAGGCGTTAATGATCGCAGAAAAACTTCGGCACTCCGGCCACCCGGTATTGCGCTGGTGTACAGGAAACTGCAGCATTGAATCCGATGCCGCCGGCAACATTAAGCCAAGCAAGGGAAAATCTTCTGAGAAGATCGACTTGCTGGTGGCTTCGATCATGGCCGTGGCCAGGGCCCGTGTCGGCGAAGCCGGCGGGGCCCGAAAGACTGTACCATCGGTGTACGAATCGAGGGGACTGGCGCTGTTATGACCATCACCGAACGGATCATGAATCTGATCGGTCTAGGCCGTCCGGCCACGCGGGCCAAAACCTACATGGACCCGGCCCTTACATCACTGTTCGGTGGCGCTGTTTCCAGCGCCGGCGTATCAGTCGATGAAATCTCGGCCCTTAACTTTTCACCGGTCTGGCAAGCGGTACGGATCATTAGTGAAACCGTGGCCACCCTGCCCATCCATGTGTATCGTCGCGAACCTGGCGGACGCCGCCGGGCTGATGATCTTATGGTTGCCGATCTTCTCCGCTGGGAACCGAACCCGGAGATGACCGCCAGCCAGTTCCGCGAAGCATGGACCGCGCATGCCCTGACATGGGGGAACGGCTACGCCGAAATCGAACGCGACAGTCAGGGCAGGGCCATCCGTCTGTGGCTGTTGACTCCGAACACTGTCACGGTGACAAGAGACATTAGCGGAAATCTGGTATATGTCTACCGGCATGAAACCGGCCCGCAAGTCGTACTGGCCCAGTCTGATGTCCTTCATCTGCCGGGGCCGGGATTTGATGGAGTGGTGGGATATTCTGTGATAGCGAAGGCCCGCGAATCTATCGGACTGGGGCTGGCATGCGAACAGTTTGGCGCTTCGATGTTTGGCTCAGGTGCCAGACCTTCCGGCATCCTCGAACATCCCGGAAGACTGTCCGACGATGCCAGGGCCCGCCTCCGCGGTGACTTCGAAAGACTCCATTCCGGCATCGACAATGCCCACCGCGTGGCGGTGCTGGAGGAAGGACTGAAGTGGAGCCAGACCAGCATTCCGCCGGACGATGCCCAGTTCTTGCAGACCCGCGCCTATCAGATCGAGGAAATCGCCAGGTGGTTTAACATCCCGGTTTCGAAGCTACGGGTGAAGGACGGCGGAAGTTATGCCAGCCTTGAGCAAGAAAACAGCGCCTTTCTCAGTGAATGCCTTCGTCCGTGGCTCGTTAGGATCGAACAAGAAATCCGCAGAAAACTTCTGACTGAATCATCGGCCCTATATGTCGAACATAATGTGGACGGTCTACTAAGAACTGACCTGGCATCCCGGTATCAGGCATACAGCATCGGGCGAAACTGGGGCTGGCTTTCTGTTAACGAGGTCCGCGCCCTCGAACAGCTGGAACCTGTCGAGGGTGGCGACACCTACATGATGCCGATGAACATGATGCCCATGGGAACCCAGCCGGGGCCTGTGGCGCCAGCTGGTGGATCATCTCCACTGGATCAGCCACTTATCACGACTGAAACGCCTTCACCAGCGGTGGATGTGGCCGCCACCGCTTTGAATGGTGCCCAGATTGATTCGCTTTTAACGGTGGTTAGCCAAGTGGCTCAGGGATTGATTCCGCCAGCGAATGCCAAAGCGATCATTGAATCAGCTTTCCCATTCCTGTCGCCTGCCGCCGTGGCCAAGATATTCGCCGGTCTGGAAGCGAACACATCACCAGAACAGATCGTCAGAAGCCTTCAGGTTCGGGCAGTGCCTTCACGGTATTCAAAAATAGATTTCACGCCACCCGATGGTGTCCGCAACGCCGCTAAGCAGGGACTGGAATGGCGCCGTGAACATGGCCGCGGTGGTACAGCTGTGGGAGTGGCCAGGGCCCGGGATCTGTCGAACGGCATCCAGATTAGTCCTGAAACCATACGCCGCATGATCAGCTACTTTGCCAGGCATGAAGTGGACCAGCAGGGCGAAGGCTGGGCGCCGGGACAGGATGGATTCCCAAGCGCCGGCAGGATTGCATGGGCGCTGTGGGGTGACGACGAAGGGCGCCGATGGGCTCAAAAGATCGGCGGCCAGATGGACCGCGCCGACGAACTGGAGGGATGACCATGGAACGCCGCGCGCTGGGATCATTCACCGCCGATGCCGCCGGGGAACTGATAGGCTATGCCAGCCTGTTTGATACCCTTTCTGAAAATCTCGGCGGATTCCGGGAAAAGATCGACAGGGCCGCTTTCCGCCGAACCCTTGAAGATGACACCGCGGATGTTCGCGCTCTTATGAACCATGACACCGCCATGGTGCTGGGCCGGCGCCAGAACGGCACACTTAAACTGTCCACTGATGACCGCGGGCTGAAGGTGGGAATATCGGTTCCCGATACCAGCTATGGCCGCGATCTGGTCGAACTGGTACGCCGCGGCGATGTATCACAGATGTCATTCGGATTTGTGGTCCAGCCCGGTGGTGATCACTGGACCACGCGAGACGGGGAACGGATCAGAACGGTGACTGACCTTCAGCTGGTCGAAGTTTCCGTGGTGGCCATCCCCGCTTACACGGATACCACTATTGCGCTCCGATCGCGCGATGGCTGGCTGGCGGCGGACCGTCTCCGTCGTCTAAATCTTTCGATCGGAATCAGCGGCCTGGCCGCCGGAGATGGACGATGAACGAACGCGCCAAGCTGGTGGCCGAACAGGCCGCCATTAAAACCCAAGGGGCGGAACTCAGGGATATCCTGAAAACCCGCGCATGGACAGCGGAAGAAGAAGCCAAGGTTGAGGCCATCGTGGCCCAGCTGGCTGATCTGGATTCTAGGATTGCCGCGTGTGAGTCGATGGTTGAAGGCTATGAAACAGAGGCAGCAACCGCGTCCGCGCCAGACGTTGAGAAAAACTCGTTGATCGATCGTATCGCAAAATTGGAGGCCGTCATGGATAATCCCGTTTCGAATCGTCGTTCCCTTCCCGCCCCGATCGGCGCCCCGGCGTTCGTTAGGGATCTGAACGACAAGAACGCTGAAAAGGATCGCGCGCTGGCCCTTCGTGGCTGGTTTCTCGGTCAACAGGCTGGTCGCGCTGAACTTGACGCGGCCAAGCGAACCGGGCTGAACATCGCTGATCCGAAACTGTGCCTGCGCGCCAACAGCACCACCGCGGCCAGCGGTGGATACACGATACCGCAGGGATTCCTTGCGGAACTTGAAAAGAAGATCGTTTTCTACAACCCGCTCCGAACCGTGTCTCGGATCATTACCACCGAGACAGGAATCAGTCTTCCTTTTCCGACGATCGATGACACCAGCAACAGCGCCGGTGTGGGAACGGAAAACACAGCGCCAGCCGCCACCGACATGACCTTCGGCCAGGTGATATTGGGCGCCTACCGCTACGAATCGCTAATTCAGGTGAGCAACGAACTTCTTCGCGACTCAGGGCTAGACCTAGCCAGCGAAATCGCCAGCCTGTTGGGTGAACGAATCGGGCGGAAGGAAGCTACGGACCATGCCACCGGTAACGGCACCACCACGGCGCAGGGTGTCGTAACTGGCGCCAGCGCCGGCGTCACCGCCGCGACTACCACCACCATCACGCTTGCCAATGTCATGGCCCTTCGGAACAGTCTGGACTTCGGCTACCAGCAGAATGGCGCGTTCATGATGCATCAAAGCATCTGGAACAGCATCCTTCAGCTGGCCGACCTTCAGAACCGTCCGCTGTTCCTTGATTTGCTCAACGGGAACGCCCCGCGTCTGTTGGGCTACCCTGTCGTTGTCAACAATGCCATGGCGTCTTCCATCGCCGCCAGCGCCGTCACCATGCTGTTTGGTGACTTCCAAAAGTATTACATTCGTGATGCCGGCGACATCGAGATCGTTCGGCTCAATGAACGCTATGCTGACGCATACGCCACCGGGTTCATGGCCGTCCGCCGGACGGACGCGAAGGTGGCTCAGTCCGCCGCCATCAAGAAGCTGACTCAGCCAGCCGCCTGATGATTCGGCGAATCCTATGGGGTGAACTGATGAAGATTCGAATTCTGGTTCAGTGCGTGACGACCCTTCAAGGCTACGCCCCTGGCGATGTCGTGGAGCTGCCGGACGGTGACGCCATCAGCATGGTGACGGCCCGACTGGCTGAACCAGTTGAAAATCCTGTCAGTCTCACCCCACCGGTTCATGAAGTTCCAGAACGCCGGAAACGGAAGACGGAGGAACGATGAACCTCAAAACCCTGGCCCTGCCCGCCGTCGAACCGGTGACGCTGGCCGATCTCAAGGAATACCTCCGTGTTGATGTCAACACGGAGGATTCCACTATAAGCGCCATGGCTGCCGGTGCCCGCGAACACATTGAACGGTTCACCCGCCGTAGCCTGATATACACCGCATACAGACTGACGCTAGACACATTCCCCGCTGGAACGGATATCGAGCTGCCACGGTCCCCGGCCATCAGCGCCGCTGCAAACACCATTGCCGCCATCAATTACTCCACGCCGCGGATTCGGTACTATGATCAAAACGGCAGCCAGCAGACCATGACGGTCGATGTTGACTACGAACTACTGCTGGACGACAATCCGCCGCGAATCGTCGTTCCGGCGCTCGAAGTCTGGCCGATCACCTACACCGGCCAGCGCGGCGCCGTGGAAGTGGATTTCATCAGCGGATTTGGTTCGAGCGGTGCCGCCGTGCCGCCGATGCTGAAGACCGCCATCCGGATGATCGTGGCACACTGGTACGAACATCGCGAAGCGGTGGGCCAGTTCGGGCAGGAAGTTCCGCTGGCGGTCGATTCCATCCTCCGACTTTATCAGGATGGAGGCTATAACTGATGGCCTCTCCATCCATCGGGCAGTTGCGGGACACCATTGAACTTCAGTCATCGACTGACACGGTGGATTCCTATGGCCAGCCAGCCAGGACATGGGCCACTTACGCCACCGTTTGGGCGAATGTGCTGGCCACATCCGGTGGAGAATCGCAACTGGCGAACCATCAGTACAGCACGGTTCAGTTCAAGATCATGATTCGTCATCGAACCGATGTCTTGGCCACCCATCGGTGTGTTTGGAAATCGAAATACCTAAACTTCTTCGCAACCATGCCACATGAATCTGATGTCAAATTTACCGTGATCACCGCGGCGGAGGTGACACCATGAATCCATCCAGAAACCAAGGACTGGCATTCAGTGTTCCGGAAATGAACAGGCTTATCACGATGTTCGGAGATTCTATCAAGGAACTTGACAAGGCGATCAAGAGAACCGCAACGAAGGCCGGTAGGATGATTAGGAAAACAGCTAGGGCAAAGGTGCCGAGTCGAAAGTCGGTTATCAAAATTGAGGGTAAAACTTACCGGTACTATGGTTTTAGTGGCGCCCTCAAAAAGTCGATGGATTACAATGTACGAAAAGCGGGGAAAAAGTCTGGATTCGGTGCAGATGTTCGCTGGGCCCTGGCATGGTCCACCTATGTGGGCGCCGCCAGGAAAGCCAAACAGCGGGTGTTTGTTCGTTGGTATCGGCCTAATCGAAAAACCGCTGCAGTTAGGAATACCCTGATCACCGTAAGGCCGGCATGGTATTCCCACCTTGTGGAAAAAGGTTTTCTAGCGAAACTGTGGCGATCAAACAAACGCCGCTTAGTGCCAGCCAGGCCATTTCTACGTCCGGCCCTAGACACTCATTCACGCGAAATCGAAACATTGACCATAACCGAGATGCAAGCACAGCTTGCCAAAATGGCTGCAAAACAGCGACAGGGGAAAAAATGAGCCTGTTGGGAAAACTACTTCGGACTCATCTGGCGGCACAGGCAGGCTATGCCGCAACGATTCCGGGTGGGATATCCCCTGAATCAGCGCCGGTCGATAATCCGCTGCCCTATGTCGTGTATCAAGGAATAAGTCGCGCTCGCGAACTGTATCTGGCAGGGACGCCGGCGACATTTACCGAACGTGTTCAGTTCATGATTGTTGCGGAAACCCGTTCACAAACGCAGAATGTGGTGGACTGGATAGTGTCCGCCGTTCAGGCCAGCCCTTCAAGGTTGGTAGTATCTGGAACCACCATTCATTCCCTTCGTGTAGACGATGAGAATGACCAGGCGGAGTTCGCCGCGGATGGCACGGACGAACTGGCACGAATCACCACAGTGGATGTGGTGGGAACCTATTAGGGGGACTGAGACATGGCACTGGTACTTCCCGCTGGATCCACCGCGTCGGTGGCCACGCTGACTTCTGGCAGCCCTGGCGCCGCCACGGCGATCAGTAACCTGATTTCTATCGGCGGCCTGACGCTGACCAAGAACATGGCCGATGTAACCGGCCTGTCGGACACGAAGATTCAACGCCTGCCGGCCCGCGTGGACGAAGGAACGGTACAGCTGACCATCTTCCTTGATGACACCACCACGGCATCGAATCAGTACACCAGCCTGAAGAACCGGTTGACTGGTGGCACACATACCCGGATCACCATCAACCTTCCCGGCGCCACAATTGATGATATGTACATATACGATGGGTATGTCACCGAAGTGGGAAATCCGGAAATCGCCGCTGGAGACGAAGCCCTCCGGTATACTGTCACCCTGCAGATCAGTGACAAATACTAGGAGTGATGAATGATGGCGCTGGATAAGGCGGCGATTCTATCTCGGGCGAAGCTGAGAACCATCGAGGTTTCGATTCCTGAATGGGATGGAACAGTGTTTCTCCGGGAGATCACCGCCGGCCAGCGCGATCAGTTCGACGCCTGGCAGCTGGCACAGACGGATGAAAGCCGATTCCGGGACATCCGGGCCCGGTTGCTGATCCTGTCCATGGCCGATGCCGAAGGCAATCTTCTCTTTAACTTGGCCGATCTACGCACAGTCAGCGACTTTCCCGCGGGCATCGTCAATCGACTGTGGGAAGCGGCGATCGATTTGAATGGCATGAGGCCGAACGGAGAAGCGGAAAAAAACTAAGGGACAGGCCGATCAGGCGAATCATGTTCCGCCTGGCGGCCACCTTGGGAATGACCGTGGCCGAACTGTCCGAACGAATGACCGCCGCGGAGCTGCACGAATGGGTGGCCTTGATCTCAATCGATCCATGGGGACCATATCGGTCAGATCTTCACGCCGCCATGACGGCATGGGCCGGAGTGGCGCCGTGGTCGAAACAGGCGAAGGTGTCTGACTTCCTGATTCGCGAACCGGAATCAAGGAATCAGAAGCCGGCCACAGTGGAGGAAGCGCGGAACTTCCTGTCAGGTCTAGGGGGACGGAAGCATGGCCCGGACAGCTAACCTTTCCGTTTCGGTAACTTGGGGTGGTGCCGCCGCTGCCCGTGGTCTTCAGTCCTTCACCCAGTCTCTGACCACTCTTTCCGGTGTCGCGAACACCGCCAGAAAATCCATGGCATCTATGATGCCCAGCAACCTGTTTAGCGCCACCGGGATCAAGGGGCTGGCCGACATGAAAGCCGGCATGCAGATGATCCGTGGCGTGTTTCAGACGTTCGTGATGGCCCCGGTTCGACTGGCTGCAAACATCCTGCAGATGGGCGCTGAGATGGAATCAGCCGGCATCCGCATGGGTGCCCTAATGGGCAACATGAACGCCGGAAAAAAAACGGTTCGGGCCCTTAGCGACGCAGCCATGGCCACTGGTGTTCCGTTTGAGGAAATGGCAAAAGGCTTCAAATCTTTGATGTCCGAAGGTCTGTCCGCGCAAGGTGCCGTCGATGTCATAAATCAAACTAGGAACGCAGCGCTTTTGATGGGTTCAGGCGCTGAAGGTTTTAACGCCGTCATCGGTGCCGTCAATCAGCTGCAAGCAAACGCCGCAGCAACAGAAGCGCCGTTAAAGGCACTTCAAGCCGGTGGCATACCAGTAATGGAAGAACTGGCTAAAAAATTGTCCACTGTGACTGGCGAAGTGGTCGATGTGAATAAGGCCATGGAAATGGTTCGCCAAGGGACTGTTTTAACAGCTACGGCTATTGATGCAGTGTTTGCGGCCAGTAGTTCAGAAAAGGTGGCCGCCGCGGCAATGGAACTTGAACAATCAGTCGAACATCAGCTGGCCATGGCACAGGCTGGATTTCAGGAAGTCTTGCGAAACATTGGCGCCGAACTAATTAAAACATTTGACCCAGCGCAAGCCCTGGCCGGATTCCGCGGAGTCATGGATGGAATCCTTCAGACGGTCCGAATGATCGCTGATACATTCCTGCCAGTCATCGATCCCAAGGATAAGGGGAAAGGATTACAAGAGACTTTTAAGTTTGCCAGGGACATGACATTTACTGTTGCTGAGCAACTAATAAAAGGCGCCATTACCTTCAAAGATTATATTTCCGATGCCGCAAGTCTATTAAAGGTGGTCTTATCTGAAATGAAGGTGATGATGCTTGAACAGACGAAGTTCTGGACAACCGGGTGGTCACCCTTTGGTAGTGGGCGTACACTTCTGTCTACAATGGTTATCAGTGCTGAAGAACATGCTGCACTGCCGGGACAGATCGCCGCGGCCAAGGCCGAAGCTGACAAGATAAAAAATCAAGGATTTGCGGCAGGAACGAACCTAAGACCGGTGGAAGATGCTTTTAAGAAATTAAGGGAGCAGGCAGCGGCGCAAGACAAGGCCAAGGTGGACGCCGGCGCGAAGGCCATGGCCGACCTGGCCGCTGCCGCGAAAGCTGGAAAGCCTCCACTGGATGCCAACGCCAAGGCAGTACAAGCACAAGCCGACGCCGCGAAGGAAGCCGCGGCAAAAGTAGAAATTATGAACAAAAATGTTCGCGACATGGCCAGCAAGATGTTTACAGACTTTGCCACGCCTTTTGAGAAGTTTACAGAAAAGATGAGAATGGCCCTGGCTGAAGTCAATCAAGCTGCCGGTCCGGAAAAAAACCGTTTTCAAGCCGCCATGCGTCGCCGTGTCGGTGCCGACATCGAAGCATTCCTGAAAGAATTTGGCCCAAAGGCCGCGGAACCAGCGGCGGCCCAGCTGGCCGGTTCAGCCGGCCTCATCGAATCAGACATCAGGGCCCGCATGGAAGCAGATGGCAAGGCGCAAGATGTGCCTGGCCTTTTGAAACAGGCCATGGATAACGCAAAAAATCAGGCTGATCAGCAAGTCAAGCGACTCGATGAACTGGTGAACGCCGCGCATAAAGCCAACATGTTTAAGACAATCATGGCACTGCCGAAACCGTAGGTGAAATATGGCATATACACTATTTACAGAAGTTTCTGATGGCCGACAGGCCACGGTGGACGCTAAATTCAACCGGACATACACTCGCGTCTTTCTGGTGAAAACAGACTCGAACACATACGGTCCATTCTACGCTGGATCTCACCCGTCACTGCCGGCCATCTTCTCCGTCTATCCTGATGACGCGAACGCTTTCTGCATTAGCCTTTCGCCGCAACAGGACCAGAATGATCCTCGACTGTGGCGCGTCACGGCACAGTATGCCTACAACACTGACATGGTTGGGGCCAATTCCGCGCCTTCCGGAAACCCTGCTGTAGATACCCAGCAACAAGGCCAGCCTCCAGCCAGTCGAGTGGAGAATCCACTATCTCGGCCACCTGATTACTCGATTAGTTCAAACGCATACCCATACGCGATTGAATACGACAGATTTGGCAGCCCACTTGAAAACAGCGCCGGTGATCCATTCATACCTGTTCCCGAGATCGTAAGGGGTGGCGCGACAATTACGGTTGGCTACAACTCATCCGATCCACCAACCGCTGCCTGGATCGGAGCTATTGGCTACCTGAACAGCACTAGCTACACAATCGGACCTTATGTTATTGGCACAGCACTTACGAAGCTAAACGGTGTCAGTGCCAGCCTGGCGTACGAAAACGGTGTAAGCTACTGGCGCTGGCAGCTGACCTTCGAATACCGTCCTGATGGCTGGGCATGGGTGGTTGCGAACAAGGGCAAGCGGCAGATTGATGTGAATGATCCCACAGGTCCACTGGTGGAGATCATGTCGGCACCAGGCATTCCGGCAGCCAACGCCGTATATCTGGATGCTTCCGGGTTCGCCATCAACCCGGGCGATGCCAGAACATTTGCAACATTTCACATCTACCCTAGGGTGGCATTTCCAGCTTTGTAGTTAGATGGGTGAAACATGGCTGGATACCTTATAGACGATGAAAGCATGGGCCGTTTGGCCAAAATGCTCATTGCTTTTGAAGGCGGACAATTCTGCCTAAATGCTGGTGGCGGCCTAAACGGAGAACAGGACACAGGATACTCCGCGCCGATCGTCCATCCTGTTCGTGTCACATCCCTTAGCACTGATGCCAACGGAACCTATCCGGGAAAACTGCTTCGATATTATCCCGGAACCAACACATACTACGATTATTCCGACATCCGAATCAGGGATGTCAATTCAGATATACCGGAAGTGAAAAGATACCTTGGAAGGCTGGGCGGCCTAACTTCCGCCGGTGAACCGATGTATCTGATACAGGTGGCCGCCGCGGTAGAAGAATCCGGAAGCGGATCTGGAAGCGGATCAGGTTCTGAATCCGGTTCTGTCATCGAATCCGGAAGCGAATCAGGTTCTGAATCCGGTTCTGTCATCGAATCCGGTTCAACCAGTGGATGCCCGTCCGGATCCCTGACCATTGAGGTGGTGACGAATGTGGAATGTGTAGACGGTGAACTAATCATTACCAAAACAACACTGTGCATTCCCGGAGGTTCAGAACTCTAGTGTCCTATCAGCAGAACATAGGGCCATGCGCCTGTTGTCCTGGCAGCGGATCCGGTTCTGGATCAGGATCGGTTTCCGGTTCTGAATCAGGTTCGGATTCAGGATCGGTTTCCGGTTCTGAATCAGGTTCCTTGGAATCTGGGTCAGTTTCTGGTTCCTTGGAATCTGGTTCTCAATCTGGTTCTGTTTCCGGTTCCGTTGAATCTGGTTCTGTTTCTGGTTC